AGTTATTATTTGTTTTTTATTACACTGTATATAATGTTACGAGAAACAATTGAAACAAACCCGTTTGGTAGCACACATTTTTGTTGGATAAATTTTTGTATAGAGAGAATGGGGTACAATAATGTAAAATATCTGGATGAAGCATTAGCTGTTAAACGAGACAAGTTTTCAACATGTTATATTGATTATATACCTTATGAGCTAATAAAAGATACTAATGAATATTACAAATGGGGTAGATGCAGTATGTGTAGTGGATTTTTCACAGGAAATAAAGAATATATGTATAAAGTTTGCGGTTTAATATTAGATAAATTTTTATACTATTTGTCATTAGGTTACGGTCATGCGGACGAACAATTATATAGTCCTGTTTATTTTGAGAATCTTGATTTATTCGAACATTATTACGGAGATTATCAACAAATGATTACTAATTATAAATATATTTATGAATGCCCTGAGGCACCTGTAAGAAATTTTATAAATAATAGTTTTGCGCATAAAAATTTTATTAAATGTATAGAATGTTGTGAATTTTTATTAACTTCTTTACAATTAAATAAATGTCATTTAAACAATGATTATATGAATTTATTAATAGAAAAATATGTTGTATCAAAATTAAATACACAATTTTATTTAAATAATAATTATATTTCTATAGATAATGAATTAAAATATGTTTATGAAACTATTAAAAAAGCATTAGACAAATGTGATAATCCGACGTGTTTTCAGTATTGTGAAATAATATTAAATTATATTGATATGAATAATATTAAGTGTCCTGGTGATATTTTATTCAAAATTTATTTTTGTTACTATATAAGCTCATTTTATGCTAAGAGAGATAAATCTGAAGAAATTGTTGCTAAAATATTTTCTTTATGTAAAACAAATGAAAAATTTAACGCCACATATTTAACTGATAAGGGTTTTTACGATCAACAATTCAAATTTGTCATGACTTTATAAATAAAGTGAATTAGTATGTGTAAAATATATAATTAAATGCCTAATATTTAGCGTTTAAAATTAAATAATATTATTTAATAAAATAATATTATAATGACTCTGGAACTAAGAAAATTTGATATGAAAAGTATCCAATTTAAACCAAATGAAAATAAAGGTCCAGTTGTAGTTTTAATTGGTAAGCGTGATACCGGTAAGTCGTTTTTAGTCAGAGATCTATTATGGTATCAACAAGATATTCCGATTGGAACTGTTATATCAGGAACCGAAGAAGGAAACGGTTTTTATGGCAAAATGGTGCCGCGGTTGTTCATTCACAATGAATATAACTCGGCAATTATTGAGAACATCTTAAAGCGTCAAAGAACCGTCTTGAAACAAGTTAAAAAGGAGATGGAAACATATAAACGTTCGACAATTGATCCAAGAGCATTTGTTATATTGGATGATTGTTTGTATGACAATACATGGTCTCGTGATAAATTAATGCGATTACTTTTCATGAATGGTAAAATGTTTGCCAAAGTCATTTCAAAAGAATGGCTAGTATATTGTTAAATCAATATGCGACACGTCCAAATTGCGGAAAAATCTTGGTTTAGAACTTAGCGTTCTATGAAGGTTTATACTACTAAACTATTATAGAAATATAATAGTGGCTTATGCTAATCACATAAGGTATAGTAAAAAGGTATAAAATAGAGACAACCCGCAGCAAGTCATCTAACTCCGTTATGGTAAGGATATGATGATTGTTCAACGACTAAATGCCCGTGGGATTGAGAAACCTAACCTGTTTCGATGATATCTTAAGATATAGTCTAACCCCATTCGAGAGAATGCTATACCCATTTAAAAAGTATAGGTTTTGTGATTTTAGAAGGAAATGTCTAAATGAAAACGGTATTATTGAGACACTGGAAAGTAATGTTAGTTATCACAATGCAATATCCATTAGGTATTCCTCCAACACTAAGAACCAATATAGATTATGTTTTCATTCTTCGAGAGAATTATATTGCGAATAGAAAGCGAATATATGAGAATTATGCAGGTATGTTCCCAACATTTGAAGCATTTTGTCAGGTAATGGATCAATGTACTGAAAATTATGAATGCCTTGTAATTAATAACAATTCTAAATCTAACAAATTAAACGACCAAGTATTTTATTATAAGGCAGATAATCATAACGATTTCCGTCTTGGCTCAAAAGAATTCTGGGAATTATCTAAAGGATTACCTGATGAAGATCAAGAAGAGCAATATGACCCTGCTAAGAATAAAAAACGAGGAGCAGGACCAAGAATAAATGTAAAAAAAACTTCTAATTGGTAAAATATTTGTTTTTAGATCTTATGTATAAAATAACATTATAATAATTATTATTTATTATAGTGTTATTTAATTTGTTCAATAAAAATTTGATTCAATAAATTATACTGTATTCGCACCAGTAGGATAGGATGAATCATATAAAATTCCACAAGTTCCACATACTTTAACTGGTTGATTATCACCAGCACAAGCAGTTCCATCTTGAGGAGTTATATCCATTCCACATGTTTCATCATCATCATCTAAATTAGCAGTTTTTTGGCGCAATAATCTTATATATCCTGATTCTCCCCATGAAGCAGACCAAGAATTTCTTATTAACCAATAATCTTGACCGGATAAATGGTCTGTCCCATATCCTACAAGAACTACAGCATGGTTAATATCAGGATTGGTTTGATTACAACCGTTAAAAATTCCTGAAGAATATGAGTGCCAAGAGCTTGCGTCCACAGAAACAGCAATTGGTCCAACAGTAGCTACCGCGTGCATCAATTGTTCATAATTGTTTTCTTCTAATTTGACATACCCCGAAATAGTGGCTCTAGGTGTATCTGATGGTAACATACATGTTGATTCAATACCGTAATACTCTGTATATGGAACTTGAAATTCATCATATAATCCTTCTGAATTAGCAACATAATCAAATGCTAATTCTGCTGTTGCGCCTTGGCAATTTCCCTTACCTCCACATTCCAATAGATTAGGAGTACAAGTAGCAATTTGTTGTGGAGATAAATCATATAATTTATTTGTATTTATAGCGACATGTGATTCAATCACTGCTGTAGAGGCAAAAGCCCAACAACTACCACAACTGCCTTGCGATTTTACAGCGGTAACTACACCTCTAGTTCTCCAATCAACATTCTTAGGTAAAGAATTTAAATCAATTTTGCCTGTATTTGAATTCACATTTTTCATTTGCTTGATATGAGTATTTAAACCTTTTGAATATCCATAAAATTGTTTTCTTTCGTCCGCAGTTAGGATTGTCATTGGATTCATTGTTTCATTCCAACCTTTATTAGCATTATTATGCGCTAGAATTCTTCTTTGCTCTTGTTTATATAACGCTTTTCTATATTGATAATGTATTGGTTCAATTTTAAGTCCATAATGGGATATAAATTTGTCAAAACAATTAGTTGGGTCAAACTCGGCTCCTGTAGTTAAACAAACAAACAGTGATAAATTTAAAAACATGGTAAGTAAATTCATTTTGTAAATATACATGATATATAATATATTATCATATTTTTATATTGTTATATTTTATATTTTATATATTATATTATATTATATTATATTATTAGTATTTAAATAATATAAACAATAATAATTATAAGCATGAATAGTTTCGTTTTTAATAAATCAAATTGTTTTTGTATATCTCTATTAAGTAATAACAAACGTTGGTTAAAAATGGAGAAAAAATTTGAAATTATCGGTCTTGATGTAAGTAGATTTCCTGCGGCAATTGGTGGTACAGATGATATTATTGACAGATTTAATAATAATTTAAATAATGGACAGATAGGATGTGCTCAATCACATGTAAATGTATGGAAACATATATATGACAATGAATTACCATATGCGTTAATATTAGAAGATGATGCGTGTTTTGATAAAGATTGGAGATATAAATTAGATAATTTTTTTAAAGATATAAAAGACCCTAATTGGGATATGATATTATTAAATGCGTCT